TGAATTAAAATTTTATCAAGCACTAAAAAGAACACAAGACCCTGATACACTAGAAGCCATTGATCCTAACAATACCGAGTATTGGACAGAATTTGCAGGGCCTGAACACAAAGCAGGCGCCAGTAATGGACAAATTAATATTAGTACTACACAAAATGATATTTCAATTGATACTAGCGGTGCTAACATCAATGTTGAAACAGACAAAATTGTGTATGTAGATGGTACTGAAGCAGTACATTTGAACTTACCAGGACCGGGTGCTAAACCTAATATCAGTGCATACAATTCTGCTCCACAACCTAGCAGATTTATTGACCATATGGGAGTTATTCAGATGTGGGAAAAAGAAGTAACAGCCAAATGGGAAGGATACAACTATTATAGATCAGCAACATTTGAGTCTATACTAAAACGTGTTCCAACTCATGAGCCTTATGATCAGCATGAAAACTTAAATCCTCAGGCTGTTAAAAAACTTTCAACTGATAGAGAAACATAGTAAATAGTGTTATGGCAAAGTATACCGATATTGTAATTAAACCAAATCCTAATACGCTAGGAAATGAGAATAGTCGAAGCAATCTCTATAGAGGTATTAGTACGGTTAGTCAACAAACACCAACCTTTCAGAGTTATGATCTTGAGTTGATTAAGCAGGATTTAGTAAACCATTTTAACATTCGTAAAGGTGAAAAAATTTACAATCCAGAATTTGGGACAATTATTTGGGACGCACTTTTTGAACCATTTACAGACCAGGTTAAAGAAGCAGTTTTACAAGATGTTAAACAGATTATTGATGCTGATCCTAGAGTGCAGATTGATAGTTTAGCGTTAGTTGAAAAGGAATACGGACTACAAATACAATGTGTGTTATTTTACGTTGATTATGATGTTTCTGAAGCATTACAATTTACTTTTGATAAAGCAAATGCTTTAGCATAAAAATAAACTACGCACTTAATAAGGAAAATAAATACTGTTATGGCAAGTACTGATAGACAAAATTCACTTTTAGCAAACCAAGATTGGGACAAGATCTATAAAGCATTCTCTAATGCAGACTTTAGTTCTTATGATTTTCCTACACTACGTAGGACTATGATTGCATATCTAAGAGCAAACTATCCTGAAGACTTTAACGATTACATTGAAAGTTCTGAATACCTTGCACTCATTGACATGATTGCATTTTTAGGACAAAGTTTATCTTACAGATTTGATTTAAATGCCAGAGAAAATTTTATTGAATTAGCAGAAAGACGTGATAGTGTTTTGCGTCTTGCAAGACTAGTAGGATACAATCCTACTCGTAACGTACCTAGCAATGGATTATTAAAAGTAATAGGAGTACAAACAACAGATAATGTACAAGACAGTTTAGGTAATAGTTTAGAAAATACATTTATTAACTGGAACGATGATACTAATAGTAATTGGTTAGAACAGTTTCAAGTCATAATCAATAATAGTTTACAGGGTAGTGGTGTAATTGGTAAGCCTGATCAAAGTGATATAATTGATGGAGTAATAACCGAACAATATAAAATTAATACTCAAAATAATGATGTACCATTATATACATTTAATAAAAATGTAACTGGTAGATCTATGCAATTTGAAGTAACAAGTGCCGGCATTGAAGACAATTCGATTGTTGAAGAAACTCCATTTCCGGGCAGAGTTCTTGGTATGCTTTATAAAAACGATAAGCGTGGAAACAGTTCACCTAACACAGGATTTTTCTTTCATTTTAGACAAGGGCAATTACAAAGTTCTACATTTACAATAACTGATCCAAGTCCAAACGAAATTGTAAACATTGATATTCCTGGAATTAATAATTCTGATGTATGGTTATGGCAACTTAGCAGAAACGGAACTCCAGAAATAGAGTGGACTAAACTAGATTCAATTTACGGAAGCAATGTAATTTTCAATAGTGTTAACAAAAATATTAGAACACTTTATAATGTAACAACAAGAGACAATGATCAAGTTAGTTTAAATTTTGCAGATGGCAGTTTTGGAGATTTACCTTTAGGTACTTTCAGAGTTTACTATAGAACTTCAAATGGGTTAACTTATACTATTAGACCTAATGATATGCAAAATATCATTTTAACTATCCCATATTTTAATAAAAAAGGTCAAGGTCATACACTAACTGTACAGTTAAGTTTAGAAGCAAGTTTAACAAATGCAAGTGCAACTGAAACAACAGCAAATATTAGAACAAACGCACCACAAAGTTTTTATACACAAAACAGAATGATTACTGGAGAAGATTATAATTCTTATCCTTTAACAGCAAGTAATAATGTAATTAAAATCAAATCAGTAAACAGAGTTAGTTCTGGGATTTCAAGACAGTTTGAAATTCAGGATCCTACAGGAAAATACAGTTCTGTTAATTTAATGGCAGATGATGGCATACTTTATAAAAATCCTTATGAAAGTGATTTTAACTTTTCATTCCAAACACGTAATGATATTTTAGGTGTAATTAGAAATACTATTGAACCTATTATTAATAGTTTACCAACTAAAGCATTTTATTATGACAAGTTTCCAAGAATTATAACAAGTGATATTAATATTGATTGGGTAAGATCAACCGAGTCAAGTACAAACAGTACAGGTTACTTTAGAAATACAATTAATGGCTCACCTATTACTGTAGGCACATTTACAACAAATAATTTTAAGTTTATTGGACCAGACAGTTTAGTAAAGTTTGAGCCACCAGAAGGAAAATATTTCTTAGTAGACGGAACAATAGTTTCGACAAAAACTAAAAATAGTTTAAATTACATTTGGGCAAAAGTTGTTCAAGTAAGTGGTGACGGTTCAAACGGCGGACAAGGTAATTTAGATGACGGTACTGGTCCTATTGTGTTTAGTGAAAACATTCCGTCACTTGCTATTCCAAGTTTAATTGTTCCTAATATTGTAACAAACTTTCCAAGTGATTTAGAATTACAATTAGTTGATTTAATTTTTAACTACAAGACATTTGGTATTCGTTATGATCAAAGTGCTAAAGAGTGGAAAATTATTGTAAACGCTAACCTAAACACTAAAGACGATTTTAGTTTAGAACGTCAAGGTGATACAACAGGTTCTAAACTAGATAAGAGTTGGTTTGTATTATTTGAAACTGACGGTGAAACATACTCGATCACTTATAGAGGATTAGATTATAGATTTGAAAGTGAACAATTAATTCAGTTTTTTGTTGACAAAGGTATTAAGAAATACGACAGCGAAACTGGAAATGTAATTAAAGATCAAGTTAAGGTTTTAAAAATAAACGAAGATCCTGTTGAAGATAAGATTTTAGAAAAAGATTATCAGTGGGAAATTATTGGTAGTGTATTAAACAACGACGGATTTGAAGAAGTAAACAAAGTAAGAGTTAATTTTTATGATTCAGACGATGATGGTATGATTGATGATCCAGATAGTTTTGTAAAAATTGTCCAACCAACAAATGTTGATAGTAGAGGTTATAGGGACAAATTTGTTTTCTTCCAAAGTATAACTGATAATGGTATAACAACTACAACAAAAGTTGATAGTTCTAAATTTGTAATTTTTGACAAAGAAGCAAATGTAAGTTCATTAGTTGGGTTTGAAACAGGACAGTTATTTTATTTCTATGATAGCAGAGAAGACGTTGTTAAAGTATTTGATAGTGTAAGTGGTACACTTACTTTAGACACTTCTTATTTTGCAAGACCTGGTAGAGATGGATTAAAATTCCAATATAATCATAATGCACAAAATGATAGAAGACTCGATCCTGGTAAAACAAATATTATTGATATGTATGTTTTAACAAGAGCATATGATGAAGATTATAGAATTTTTGTAAACAGTGGCGGCATAGAACCAATTAAACCTACAAGTGCTTCTCTAAGACTTGAACTCAACGGAACACTAAATGGTGTTAAATCAATTAGCGATGAGATTATATATCATGCTGTAAACTACAGACCGTTATTTGGAGTTAACGCAGATACAGAATTACAAGCAACATTTAAAGTTGTAAAAAGTGCAGGAAGCACAATAAGTGATAATGAAATTAAAAGTAATATTATTCAAGCAGTGAATGATTTCTTTGCTATTGATAATTGGGACTTTGGTGATACATTTTATTTTACAGAACTAGCAACTTTTGTACAACAGCAAACTGCACCCGATGTAGCAAACTTTGTTATTGTACCTAGAAGCGGTTCACAAGCATTTGGTAGTTTGTATCAAATTAAATGTCGTGCAGATGAAATCTTTATTAGTACAGCAT